TGCGGGTCAATGTCCTTCGCAAAACTGCTGGCCTGATGGAATGATAAATATTCTTTCAAACCTTCCATTCATACACCTCATGCGAATTTAGCGGCTCTGGATTGAGTAAACATCTACGTAAAATGTCCGCTGTTGATGCGATGTATGTGCATCCATACTTTGTTGCTTGATATGCGGGTCGGCCATCATTTTTGAAAAATTGCAATGAATTTTTTTTCAATACAACGCCGCTATACGTAATGTTGCTTTTCAGTAATGCCATTCTGTCTGCTGTTTGCAACATAATTTCGCCATCGTTGTCTGATTCCATCTTGATTTTGTAAGCAATTTCCATCTCGGCTTTTGTACGCATATCTATCACGCCATTAAAAGCCAAATATTCGCCCTCGTAGGACAAAGGTTGATTGTTAATTTCAGTCTTGTAGTCGCCGCTTGTGCTGTATCGGCAATGCCCGATCAGTAATTTAGGAAACTTGGCCATGCTTTTGAGAAGCGGCATCAATTGGTTCGATTTGTTAAGCACTGTCTCACCAGAATGAAGATGAGCCGCATACCCATAGGCGTGCATACCTCTTATCTTGGATTCAATGAACAAACGGTGCAACGTGGCAAAAGCTGGTTCTGATGGTTCTTTGCTGATAAAGCCTATGATGGCGCACAAAATTTTATCCCTTTCATTTATTTTTTAACAATGCAGGTCGTAGCCACGCCTTACCAACTTCTTGTATTGCTTTTTCTGTTTTGTTTTTTTTCTGCAATCCCCATCCATATGATTCTAGACTTTCCTTAACAAATTGCATTCTTATTTTCTGCGATGGCAATGCTTGTGCAGGGTTAGCTATAGCAAAATTTCTGTAATTGATTTGTTCTTTTCTACTTGCAAATAATTTTTGATCTGAACGCAATGAGCCTGTTGGGTCGACAGCCCACCATATCAACCCATTTTTATAGTGCCATGTGACAGAACTCGGGGTGCAAGACATCTTCAAGCGTTCAGTTTTTTTAATGTTTACAGCGTATGCTATCCATGCATCCCAGCAAGCTGATGCATAACCTTTACCTTCCTGTCCTTGTATAGTGACAATTTCATATAAATTTGCATACTTGTCCCTATTGAATGTTGCAAAAATTAAACAAACTATTTCACCATCGACAAATTTTGCAAATGGTGGGGCATTCTTGTAATTACCAAATCTGAACCATAAAGAATCTGCACTTGCAAGAAACTTGGTATTCTTACCCGCAATGCTATTTGCAATCAAATTTTTTACTGTATTTGCGCCAACAAACGCAAATTTATCGTTGCAATCCATTTGCCACTATCCTTTTAATTGCTGTATGTACTTCCTCTATGCTTTGATTGTTATCGACAATTTCTAATTTAAAAGTATAAAATTTTTTTAGCTGTGGTAATTTTCTGATGAAATTGTATTGGCTTTTAAAATTTGCAGGATCGTATTCAGTTGCACCACGGATAATGCTTCTTTGTTTGACAGTTTGAGGCAAAGAATTCAGAACAATAACTGTTAAATCAGTTAATCTACTAAATCTTAAAATAGACGGCTCATTTTGGTAGATGCACCCATGTGCAATCATTTCAGATTTGCTCTCTTTGATTGCATCGACTAAATTTTTAACACTCCCTATCGCATCTAAGCCACTTTTGCCGCCTAAATAATTTAATTGAGGGAATTCTTTTTGCAATAAATTAGCTTGCGTAGTTTTCCCACAGCCAAAATATCCAGCCAAGAAAAAACATTTCATTTGTTCAGCTTATTTTTTTCGTTCTTCAAAAAGTTGATGAGCATCATTCCTACGTAGGCTTTTTCTTCACGCCAAAACTTAACCAATTCTTGCGCTTCCTCGTAGTGTTCAGGTTCAAATTCAATTTGGATTGCTTTGCGAACACCCTTGGCCATGTCATCTAACTGTGCGTCAATTTCTTCGTCATCCAGCACAGAGTAGTCAACATCACCATCTTTTAATTCTGATGGGTCGAATGCAAGCAAATCAATATTGAACCCTGCTTCACGCAAATCACCAATTTCAAGCGCCAGCATTTGTTCGTCCCACCCGCTGTTTAGTGCAATCTTGTTATCGGCAATGACGTAAGCGCGTTTTTGAGCCTCGGTTAAGTGTGCAAGGTCAATCGTTGGCACGTCTTGAATTCCAAGCAAAAAAGCGGCTTCAAATCGACCGTGACCAGCGATGATGCCGTTTGTGCCGTCAAGCAAAATGGGTTGCGTCCAGCCAAATTCCTTGATGCTGGAAGCAATTTGCGCTATTTGGCTACTGCTATGTGTTCTACTGTTTCTCGCGTAAGGAATCAAATCCTTCAAAGGGCGATATGTGATTTTCAATTTTTGCTGTTGTGTCATGTCGTGTCCTGTTTTATTTCAATTCACGCAATTGGTAAATGGTTTGCGATACCAACGCCCGCATTTCGTCAACAATGTTTTGCATCCAACTGTCTTGTGGAAAGCCATTTTGCTTACGCAATGTGTCAATCTCATCAGCCAAATACATAAAGTAATCCAATGGTTTAATAGCTGGGAATACATAACCGTCCATTACGTCATGCAATTTGCCGTATTGACCTTGGAACGATTCCACAAACGTGTCCAGCAAATCAACAATGCCATCATAATACAAACTTAACGCTGTGTGGTCGCTTCGGCTTGCGGTCATCCAATGTTGCAAATGTGCGTTGGTTCGTGAATGAAGCATACACATCACAAATTGCATAAGCGGGTCATCGCCTTGGGCTTCGTTGCGTTCAATGCTGGCGGTAAATTTAACCATGATGTTCCTTTGGAGGTTGTTGGCTACTCGCTGTGACTGGTGCAATTGCCTTGCGTAACGAATGCCAGCATCCGCTTTTGCCAACATTGTTAATTTTCCACCTTTGGCACTGGTACGTCAACCACCACCAAATCACGCGCAAGCAATTCTAGCCACGTATTGCGTAACGCATCAAAATACATTTGTTGCTTTTGTTCTTTTGTTAAGCCGTGTCCCGCGTCCAAATCGTGATGACAAGCAAAGCACAATGCCACCGTGTATTCGTCAGAAGCCTTGATAGACCGCCCTTTGCCGTGGATTGATAGGTTGCTATGCGCCGCTTGCGTTTGACCCTCTAAACCGCAGTTTTGACACGGCAGTGATGCCACGTTCTTCAAATGTTGCTTGCTTCGCCAATATTGAAATTTTTGTCTCATGTGATGTGAACAACGCGGTGATGATTGGAACGAATGTAATTGATGGTTTTTTCAATCATGCGTTCAAACTCCGCACGGCTAATGCTTTGCCGTTGAAGGTCGTGCAAAGCGTATAGCTCTTTGATGTAGCGAATGCCTGTGCCTGTTAACCCCATTTTGCGGGTCTTTTCGTACCGGTGCGCGGCGGCTTCCATTTCGGCTTGCACTGTTTGGCATATTGGCAAAACTTCAATTCCAATGCCGTGATTGCCCATTGTCTCGGCAATGTTAAGCATATCAACCAACACGCGCCAATCGCCAGTCGTGGCGTTGCCTTTGACCATGCTTTCAATTGCGCTTAATTCGTTCATGCGTAGCTTGTCCAGCTTGTCTTCTGTCGTGATTGCCGCGCCTGTAATGGCGTATTCAATGGGGTTAACTTTTGCCCATATTTTGCGCTTGCATTGTTTTCGGCTCATTCTGTCGCCCTGCCTTCCATGCGGGCGTTAGCTTGTTCGGTGCGCCAAATGTCTGTCCGCATACGCGCCGCTTCCAAATGCCATTTGAGTGTTTCCTCAATTTCAATCGCCGCCGCAAGCCCCTCAAGCAATTCCAAATATTCTGGGTGTGAATATGCTTCGCGTTCTTGTGCGTTAACCGCTTCGATGCCTTTTAACAGCGCGTCTTTCATTAACAACGCTTTTTTGCTTTTGCGGAATTCTTCAAGATAAACCCGCTTGCTTTTTGCTTTGGCAAATTCAGGCGCTTTTTTGATAATGAAATCAACTGCTTGGTGTGGTGCATTCATGTATTACCTTTCAAAATTTTTAATGCTTCGTTTTCTGATTTAACAATATGCACCGCGCCTTTCCAAACGCTGTGCCAATGTTCTTGGTCAATGGTAAGTTTTTGTGCGCTTGGCACTTTGTTGCCGTCCTTAACTTCCATCAGGTAATTGATGCCGCCGTAACCCACCAACAAATCAGGACAACCTTTGCCTGTTGCCGCCAATGATTGGACGCTTGCGCCAGCAATTCGCAATGCGTTAACAACACGCGTTTGATTCGCGTCAATCTTTGCGTATTTCATTCATGGCCTTTGTTAACTCATCAGCTATGCCGCGATACATTCCGCTTGGGTCAGAGTCCAACTGCTTTGCCCTTTGCCATGCGTATTGTTTTGCGCCTTTCAGCCCAGCCATCCAAATTAGGTGGGCTAAACTTTTGCGGTAGGTCGCCTGTCCATCGAAGGGCTTGCTCGATTGATTGTGGTGAAGTTGGTTGTCCATCTTTGCATTTGTCCAATAAAAGATTTGCTATCTTGCGGTTCATTTGTGCCACCATTGTTCGCCCTGACCGCCACGCATTTGCGCCAACTTGCGTTTGGCTTCGGCAACCACTTGCGGGTCAACGGGTGCGGGTTTGTTTTCAATGCGTAATTCCTTGCGCGGTACAGCAGGGCCAGCGTTGCAGAATTCGCGAAACTTAATTGCGCTTGGCGGGAAATCGCCGCTTAACCTGCCAAATGCGTAATCAAGGCTTGGCTTGTATGTCAGGAACGAACCAATTTGGTCTTTCCATATTTGACGCACAACAGCCAAATCCATGCCCTCCCAATTGCGATTGAACGCTTGACCGTAAATGCCGCCCAACATTACAAAAACGTAATCTAAGCCTTCATCCATTTCGACAAAATCAGATTCCAAGTAACTTGACATTTTTGCCTCCTCCCATAAGTCCGCGTGTTAAGCCCGACATTACTGTTTGGTTCATTTGCCCTGTTTTGGTCATGCTTGCTTGCTTGTCATCAACCCATTCAGCTTTCAAGCCCTGACTGCCTCGCGTACACCATTCGACCAAAAACCGCTCCAAATCCCATCCAAGTTTGGCGGCTTCTGAACGTGCGCCTTTAATTACGGTTTCGGTCACCGATGCTTTTTTGGTTTTTCTTAACTGTAACCAATCAGCCCAAACTTGCGGGCTTACATCGGGTGGGCAAGCAACGCCAGTTGCTATCTCTTTTATTGGTTTATGGTTATTGGTTATTGGTTTATGGTTAGGGTTATCTTTGGAAACCGTCTGGGTTTCATCTAGGTTTGCTTTGGGTCTACCGCCAAGTTTGCCAACCGCCCGATTTCGTTCAGCTTTTGCTTGATACGCGGCAATTGTCTCATCGCATCTTTTGTGAAACCAAAAATCATGTTCTTGGCTATACATAAAAAATTCTTCCAAAACAGTTTGCACAGCAACAATGTTTTTACCCATTCGGATGCGTCTGGCAACCTCTTGGGTTCTGTTTGGGATTGGTTTTTCTTGGGTGTAGTACAAATCAAGAAGTCGGCGAAAAGCCAAGTCCTCATCATTGCTTAAATGGGCTGTGTCGTGAATGTAGTCACTCACGTGGAAAGAATAATAGTGCATACAACCTTACATCATTGGTCATCATCACATGAAGAAACATCGGCAGGACGGTGATGAATCGCCTTTTCCCCCGCTAAAGGTAGCCGTGCCTCAATTATGCTCTACTTTTTTAAATAGGAGTAAGAATGGCTTCTACCAACACAATGCGCGTGTCCATCGGCGGTTCGTTAACAAACCATTCTGGGTGCGATTCGCGCAACATCTTTTCACGCTTAGGTGGTAATTTGTCGCTGTACTGTGTAACAGCCGCACGGCTTACGTTAAGCAATGTTGCAAGTTTGGCTTTTGAGCCAGCAAGTTGGATGGCGGTTTGTGTATTCATGTTAAGCATGATAGCAAAGGGTTAACAGAATGTCTATTGTAAAATTAGAAAATAAAAGTATTAAAAACTTAACTTTTTCTGTAAATTCGTTGCTTTTACGCAAAAAAACTTAACTTTTTTTTGTTGAAGTGAAAATTCGTTAAGTTTTAAGGCACTATTCTTCTATCGGCTTAACAAACCGATACCAACCAACCAAATTGAAAAGGATTAAAAATGCAACACGTTACCCTGACACCTACCCGCACTTACAAAACTGCCGCCAACGCGCACAAAGCCGCAACAGACAAATTTGGCGACATGGAAACAAGCGGTTTTGGTCCATTGCGTTATATTGTTATGCAACACAGCGATGGTCGTTTTTTCCCTGTGTTTATCGGTATCAATGCCATGCACTATGGCGTTCATTTTCACTTCAATGTATTGGCTTAACAGAACAACTGATGAGGCTTCAATAGCCGAAACCCGCGCAGGCGGGTCTTGTTCAACAAATCAAAAAGGATTAAAAATGAAAAAAGATGAAGCGAAAGTCGGAATGAAAGTTGTTGTAAACGATACGCCTGATGCAACTGTTTACGAAATTGATTCCATTGACGGCTTTGAGGCAAGTTTGATTTATCAAACTCGCATGGGCGCAGTTGGCGCAGGTTGGATAGATATTTCAATATTGCGACAAGTAAAAGAAACTGCCGAACACAACTGATGAGCCGTTAGTCGGCGAAACCCATGTGAATGGGTCTTGTGTAAACTTAACAATCAAAGGAAATTAAAAATGGCTCACTTAATCGAAAACAACGCAATCACAGGCAAAGCAGAAATCGCTTACGCAAACGCAACGCCTTGGCATGGTCTGGGTCAACAATTGACGCAAGACGCACCCATTGACGTATGGCGCAAGGAAGCAGGGCTGGATTGGGAGGCCAAATTGTCCCCAATCATGTTCACATGGGACGGTCAAAACTATGACCAAATGCCGAATCAAAACGTCATCTACCGCAACGACACAAACGCGCCTTTGGGTGTGGTCACTGACCGCTACAAGGTTCACCAGCCAGCCGAAGTGTTGGAATTCTTTAACACGCTGGTTCAATCTGCGGGTTTTAGATTGGAAGTCG